TCTTCTGCTTGGATACTAAACTCAAACTGGAGCGGGTCCACTAGTTTTCGTTTCCGCGATTTCATCTCTGACAACTTCTTGGCCAGAGCTTCTTCCCTTGCGGCGACCACATCTTCAGTCGCCTGCTTTTCTGCTGCCTCGATGTCGAGCGGGCAGCCTGACTCCTCGACTTTCTCCGTCATTTTCTTGGCAATTTCATCGTTGGAGGCAATCAGGTGAGCCGGCCGGCATAGCTCGTGCCGCTCCGTGTGCCAGAGAAAGTCCAGCAGCAGCAGTTCTTCCTTGCCTGGATATAACCGGGTTCCACGTCCTATCATTTGAGCGTACAAACTGCGGATTTTTGTTGGCCGCAATACGATGATGCAATCCACAATAGGACAGTCCCAACCCTCTGCCAGCAGAATGGAATTGCAGAGCACGTCATAGCGACCGGCTTCGAAATTACGAAGCACCTGAGACCGATCGTTGCTTTCGCCGTTGACCTCGGCAGCACGGAATCCGCTTTCTTCCAGAATGTCTCGGAACTTCTGGCTGGTTTTTATCAGCGGCAAAAACACGACTGTTTTTCGGCCCTTACAGTAAGTGACCATTTCATGGGCGATTTGATGTAAATACGGATCAAGCGCAGAGCTGACATCAGCTGCTTTGAAATCGCCGCTTTGCATCCCTACGCCAGTGAGGTCAATTTTTAGCGGAATTGTCTGCGCCTTGATCTTGCACAAAAAGCCGTCCCTGATTGCTTTGGGTAGTGTGTATTCATACGCCAGGCTGTCAAAATACTGGCCAAGGTTCTTCATATCCCCACGGTCAGGTGTGGCTGTTACCCCTAATTTTTTAGCTTCAGGGAAATATTGCAGCACGTTTTGATAGCTGTCCGAAATTGCGTGGTGTGCCTCGTCAATAATAATGGTGTCAAAATAATCCGGGCCTAATTGCTTCAGACGCTTTTCGCGTGTCAGCGACTGCACGGACCCCACAACAATTCGATACCAGCTCCCGAGGCAACTTTGCTCCGCCTTCTCCACCGAGCTCACAAGCCCGGTGGATTTCTTGATTTTGTCGGCAGCCTGCTCGAGTAGCTCCGCCCGGTGAGCCATGATAAGGACACGTTCCCCGGACCGGACGCACTCTTCAGCGACCTTGGCAAACACAATGGTCTTGCCGGTACCTGTTGGGAGAACCAGCAGCGTTTTGCGGTTGCCTTTGTCCCACTCGCCGAAGATGGCAGCCTTGGCTGATTCTTGGTAAGGCCTGAGTTCCATTTTTAGAATTTACCGGGCTTGAATGTTTTCCCGGATGACGGAGCGGCTTCGGCTGGATCAAGGAACTTTTTCACTTCGTTGAATTCCTTGTCGTTGTATGTTCGGGTTCCGATTTGAGCCCGGCCCTTGGCGCCGACCACGCGGCCCCAATTCATCTGAACTTTCTCGCCGTGCTTTTTCTGTCCGATGCAGTTGAAAAATGCGCTGAGCAGCCCTTCGGTTCTTGAGTGCAGGAACAAATTATTGCTGATCGTTGTGACACCTTCCGGCGTTTCGATCTTCAGTTTCAGCTTGGCCTGATTGCATGCGGGCAATTTTTCGCCGCCAGCATATCGGGCACGTTCGAACGATATGACTTCAAACTCGTATTCGCCCTCCGGCAACAACACGAAACTTGGCGATTCATTTTCAATCTCGGAATCCCAATCCAATTCTTTTTCGATGTTTTCACTCATAATAAATTCCCCCTATTTTTATTAATATGGCAGGTTTCGCTCGGTTTGGATCATTTCAAATACTTGTTCCCAGGCTCCGATTAGGACGCCATCGACAAACGTGGGATCATAGTTCTCAATCGGCGTATCGTGTGGATAATATCCCCGGATGGCCACCACCTTCTGAATTTCTTCCACCTTCACGCCGTTCTTGGCCATCAGGTCCGCCAGTGGTACCGGAACTTTTTCCGGCGGCTTAATATCAGGGGTTTTACTCTTTTGCTCTGACTTTTTCACAGGTTCTTTCTGTTCCTTCGGTGCGGCCTGTGGCTCCTGTTTGGCTGGCGTAGGCGCTGCCGGTTTTATTTCGGGCGCGGGCGCAGCTGCAGGGATTGAGGCAGGCTCTTTTACTGTCGTGTCAAAGCAGTGAGCAATCTGTGCAAAATCAAAAGGTAATTCGGCTTTCAGGCCGTGGCGGTTTTTTGCGTCCCAGCAGGGGTGGTGTTCGGTGTGCATGATCCGGGAGCCACCCTGCGCCTTTTTCTTTTCATTCACCTCCACCACATACTGTTTATAGTTGGCAAACAGCACCATGTCAGCCCATTCCTTGACCAGCTGTGATGTTGCGCCGCCGGTCTTGTTGCCCAGCTTTAACTCGTATCGGTCGAAGCTGCCGCATTCGTCTGGCAGTTCGAACTTGCGGATCTGCGTGTGAGCTGTCAGCACGACGTTGATCCCGACATCTATCACATCCGAGAGCAGATTCAGAAAACGGCCAACCTCCTCCTTGACATACACATATCCCTTGCCGTAGCCGAATTCTTCGACGCCCTTCTTCTGGTATGTGGCGCACACGTGAGCCACGCAAAGCTGCTCGGCCCAGTCCATCGTGTCGACCACCAGCGTCTTGCAGCACCCGGGTGAATTCTTTACGTCGGTCACGCTGGCCATCAGCATGGTCCAGCTGGACGGCTTCGGCAGCCGCATTACGTCCATGTGGTTCGTGCTGCCCTCCGTGTCGATAAACAGCGGTTCGGGAAACTGTGCGGCGAAGGTTGATTTACCAATGCCTTCCGGGCCGTAAATCACACACTTTTGAGCCTTTTTAACAACTCCCTTGGTAATGTTAAGTGCCATAGTAAAGCATCTCCTTTTAGTTTTTGGGCCTCCGGTTATGTCTTTGAACCATCATGTTTACCCATCTGCAATTTGTCGGTTCATAATTTCCGTTTACATCGATTCGGTCTATGGTGCAATCGTACCTGTTGGCGTTTACGTCGTAACCGCTGGCAATGGCCCAATCGTGGAAAGCCTGATAGTCTTCTTCCCAGTCATCACACATTACAATTCCCCTGCCCCCATAATGATGGAAAAATGGCTGGTTCGGGTTGTAGCATCTTGCCTTCATGCTTGTCCAAACATTGTATAAACGGCGATGGGATTGTAGATGAGTTCCTTGTGTTTCTGAAATCCTACGTTTCATAAAACAACCGCATGATTGTGTATGTTCACTGCGCAAATTGCCTGACTTTACGGTTATTTTGCTTCCGCAGTCGCATATACATAGCCATGTTGATTGGCCATCTTTTGCGGTACCGTTCCTGTTTTTTGCAATTAAATAACCGAACCTTTGACCAGCAAGATCAACAAATGCAGGCATTAGAATTGCCCCTTTTTCCATGTAGGCTTTTCAGTGGGTTGATCTTCGGCATCAACAACATATCCGTCTTGAATCAGGATTGAACATTCTGATCCAGTACTAACCCTGGTGGCGATCACTTGCAATCCTTCGGTTTCCAGCCAACTCCCGAAATCATGCAGGGTATCCTGGTCAAATGCTTCCAACTTATCGAGCAGTACGAAGCCGCATTTAGGGTTCAGTTTGCGAACAATGGCCGTGGCCACTTTCATCTGCTCGGCTCCGCTCATGTTGTCCCACTTGAAGCCCCGGTAAATCAGATCTCCGTCTGCAACCGAAAGTTCTGGCAGCGGCAGGTTCGCGTTCTTGAGTAGGTCCATCTTTTTGCCGCGTACTCCCTCAATTTCTGTTGTCAGCGCGTTGACCTGCTGCGTGTAGCCATCAGCGTCGATTTCGGCTTTTTCCTTGTCGTAATTGGACCGGATTTTCACGTTGATGGCATCGATATTGGCCAGGTTCGCTTCTAGTTCTTCCGTGCTTTCGTCTTGCAGGTCTTCAGCTGATTTCATGGCCGTGACCAGGGATTTCTTTGCGTTCTCGAAATCTTTGGCGACCTGCGCCAGCTCCGCCGTCAATCGTTCGAACTTTTCCTTGAAATATTCCACCTGATTTTGAATTGCAACGACCTGCTGCCGCAGCTTTTCATTTTCGCTGTTGTGCAATAGGATGCTTTGCTGCTCTCGGATCAGGTCCGCTGCGCTGACGATTTCCTTTGGCGCCTCCGGGTAGCTGATCATTTCGGCAGCGAATTTCTTCTTCTGGTCCGCAATGCGTCCAATCTCCGTGCGGCGGTTATATAGCTGTGTTTCCTGTAGTTCCAGTGCGTGAAGCTGCTCGCCGACGCCGACGATTTGCAGAAGCGTGTCGGCCTTTTCCTTGCTGCTGGACCGCATGAACTTCGGCAAGTCCAGGGCCAGCTGTTCGACAAACTCATTTAGCAGTTGCTGGCCGGCTTTGTTGCCTTGCGGGTCGATCACCTTCAGACTGCTGTTCTTGCCGGACCGTTCCACAATCAGGCCGTTGTTGAGGGTAATCTTAAGGGACGGCGGGACCATCGAGCCTTCCCGCTCCGGCGTGGACGGCTTGAACTTGTCGCCGCCTAGCGCCCAGGCAATAGCGTCCAACACGGAAGTCTTGCCTTGCGCGTTCCGGCCACCAATCACCGTCAGGCCGTTTTGCGTCGGCTCAAGCCGCACGGCCTTGACTCGCTTGATATTTTCGATTTCAAGATTGTTGATTTTGAGTGTCATTGCGTGCCTCCCGTTGCCATTCGCTGGATTTTATCGATATAGAATTTGATCTGCCTGTTGGCTTCGTCCCGCCGATTCACTGCGTCGATCAGGCTGCCAGCCACGTCAATCAGCGTATGCTGCGGCATTAGGACCGGCTCTGCTTCGACCGGCACAAGCGGGATCGGCATTTCATCGGCGGCCAAAAAAGGATGTGGCTTGCCAGCAGCGCACTGGCTGAGAGAGCGCTGCTTGGGCCAGTCCTTCTTTGTGTCTGCTGATTTCTTGCCGACTTTCAGATTGTTCAGGAGTCTGTAAAATTCAGCATCATATTTAATGCCAAGTTGCTGCTTGATGTGCTGCCGGTTCAAGCCATAAGCTTCCATTTCGGCAAAAAGTTCCATGGTCAGTTCTTCGGGCCGAAGAAAAATGACGCTACCTGCCCACGGTATAGGAAATTTCTGATCCAGCGCCTGCCTGACTGTCAATCCCTGGGTTATCGTGCACGGTTGCACCGGCTCCGGGGATGAGCTGCTGTCAATCGACAACGATACTTTGTTAAATGCTCCACCATTCATGGTTCTGGCTCCTATTGTCATTTGTTTTCGCTCCTTTCATCATGTCCGTTCTCCTGCGTAATCGCGCGCACCCGACACATGGCCATCACGCACATGCCTATGCACGCTCCCAGCGTCAGGCACGCCAGCACCAGGAGAAATAATCCTGCCGCGCTGAAGATCATCGTTCCCTCTCCTTCGCCTCAGCCACGACCTGCCGGATGCGTTCCTGCTCTGCTATGTATTTAGGGCTTTTCGCCCGGCGCCGTTCCACGTTGGCGGCCAAATGTGTTTTCTGCGGCTTGGCCGTGGCCATGTTTATATTGGTTCCTGCGCGGAATTTCATTTGTGGTCCTCCTTTGTTTGTGCTAAAATACCGATAGAGACAGAATCTTTCGCAAGATGTGTACTCACCGACACTCTGATGGTCCAAACATCAGGGTGTCATTTTTTTAACCCCACGCACATACGGCCAGGGCGATTGCCACGAACGCATACATTGTGTAGCGCTCGAAGGTTGTGGGCGCTTCCTGCCCAACAAACAGGATGTTATTCATGATATAGCGGTTCATGCTGTTGCTCCTTTCATCTGGATTTTGCTTCTGTTGGCGTTGACATACTTTCGATAATCTGCCTCCAGAACCGTCATTGGGCCGAATCCGTTTTGTACTGGCAGCCGTCCGGCTTTGATTTTGTTGTACACCGTGGCTGGCGTGCATCGCTCAATCTCGGCGATCTCTGCAATAGTCAGACGCTTTTCCATGACGCGGCCTCCTTTCTTACTGCGCTACTTCAAAAAATAGTGATTGCTGTTCAGCGCTTACTGCTTTTCTTTCCAATTTGCTGACCTTTTTAAATGATTTTTCAAGCCCGTTTTTCATTTTCCCAAGATGGATGCGAACTTCTTTTAAAATTGCTGACTGCTTTTCGCTTTCAATGTCCGTAAAATGCGTTTGCTTGTTTTCGTCTTTAGTGGCAAAAATTTTCCGAACCCCTTTTTCATCTTTCACCGTTGCCATTAATGAAACTGCTTTACGCCGCCATGCTTGATAAACGGCTTGGTCATGGTCAACCTCATCGCCAAAATCTTGCATCATACAGATAACTTCATCGATATTCATTGTTGAATTTTCCATCATATGGTCTACCATAATTTGCCGCAGGCTTTTTCTTGAACGCCTCATCATTTCACCACCTTTAATTTGTTGTAGTTTTTTAAAGCCGCTTTGATATTGTTCAGGTGTTCGATTGACTGGTTCAACCGGTGCAGGCAGTCCTCCAC